ACGAGATCTCATCACTCATTGTCTTCCTCCAGTATCTAATTTAGATTTAATAACTTCAATTTGATCTTGAGTCAAAACTCTCTTCGCTTGCTGAGCTTTCTCAGTGTTATAACCATAGTATCTTTTCACTAAGTCGAGGTCACAGTCTTTGGACTTCTTATCCCAAGGAGAAAATCGCTTAGATTTCCTAACACTATGTATATAATATTGATACTGAAGATCGTTATCTAAATGTGAAGAAGCATTCATCTCATTGGCATGCATCACTGTGTCAATGAAGGAAGACAGACACTTGTTCACAACAAAAGCAGGGTACTTCTTCATTGCTCTCTCATCCTGAGAGAGATCCCCCTGCTTTAGATTGATACTGTTAAGGTAATCTTTTAACGGAAACTCATGTTGCTGTGGCATATAATTGCTCTAGTGGTGATGAATTAATAGGGTAGTTTGCTACCAACAATTCCTTCTTCAATTTGTTATCTGGTCTATGCTTCATACCATAAGTGATTTGAAACTCCTCCTGATGGTAGTCTTTATATGCTTCCTTTAGGTCATCATCAACATTATAAGTGACAAACCAATCATGCTTGCATAGATCACAAGCCTCAATGAATTCTTCATGCTTAAAATTCTTATGTAACTCTGCATTGCTACCATACAGATACGTACCTATCTTATATGGTGGATCAAGAAATAGAAACACTTTGTTACCATCTGCTTTCATAACCTCAGAGTAATCTAGGTTAGTGATCCTCCAATTCGTAATCAACTGAGAGATCTCTTCTAAGTATCTGGCCCCACGAGTGGTAAAATTCTGTCTACTTGCTGTAGCACTAAAGGAACTATTCTCGGTAAGTCCACTATAACTGCACTTATTAAGAACCCAAAAAAGAATAGCTTGAGTATAAGGATCCTCTTTGTGTATTTTGTCTTTGGCATCTTTAAACAACTCCTTTGCCTTGTCTTCTGTCGAGTGATCTTCTTTTATTTTTACTAACTCCTCGGACAGTTTACTTCCATACTTCTGTAAATGGATCCAGAAGTTATAGAGGTAGGTATATTTATCGTTTACCCAGACTGGTACGTCAGGATAGATCTGTGTGAATAGAAGTGCTACCGACCCACCACCTAAGAATGGTTCACGATACTCACCAATATCTCTAGGAAATCTTGGGATAAAATCTTTTGCTACCCTTGATTTACCACCTGGATAACGTAGTGGTGTCTTGCGTGTCTTCATAATAACTCAACATGTAATTGTGGTGCATCCCATGGTCCGACGTTTACCTTCCCTGTAGGGAATGCATTAAATGAAATGGTCCACCGATCAAACTGATCTAATTGTCGCATAGAATAGTGTTTTAGCCAAGCTGGAAACAATATAAGTTTACCTGGCTCAGCTTTAATGGCAGCATTGATGCCATACTCTGCCTGCATAAGAGACTCCTGAAATACATCTAATGTATCAGATGTCCTAGGTGTCATAGGATCCTCAAAGACTGTATCAGCACCCTCTGTGAGATAGTATACAGCACTCAGATATGACATTGGATGTCTATGTAATGGATGTCCTACCCCACTACCAGCAGGTGCTAGGTTAAACCACTCCATTGATATCTCTAGTTTATCACAGTACAACTGATACTGTGTCCTATATTCGGCCAATGCCTCCTGAAAGAAATAATTTAGTTTAACAACGTGTTCATTGTCACACTTATGCAGATCTGGTCTGCTTGTTATAACTCCTTCAGGAAAGTTGCTAGGATGTGCAGGATAATCCTTGAAATACTTGATCAAATGGTCATGTATATCATCCTCTGGCTTATAATATTCCCTTATTCTTACTGGGAATAGATGTGATTCAGTTACTCTCATTGATATTCACCTAGATTAAGTGCACCTAAGTCCTTCCACCCTTCAACCTTAACCTTTGCCATCGGTCTTTCCCATCCACCAGAGTTAACTTCACCCTGTGGGAAGGTGTTGAGTGCAATTGAGTAACGATCAACGTCACTATCATTCTCTACTGTAGCATGTACTAACCAACTTGGGAAGAGTATTAATCCTCCCCTACCACCGTGATAAAATACTTTATTATCTATTATACCACCATCCAAATGAAACCCTGCCCACTCTCTCTTATCAAGAGGGTCTAAGAATACAGTTGGTGCATCAAATGCTTCAGTTATATAAAAGATACCACTAAGAAATGACATAGGATGTCTATGTGGTTGATGTCTATCACCACTCTTAGCATCAGATCTATTAACCCATGCCTTATTAATTACAAGACGATCACAATTCCAACACTCCTTAGCATGTAGTGTGTCTACACAACTTTGAAACCACTCAAAGAGATCTTCATAGTCTGGATTTTGATGTATGTCATCACATGTACCAACACCACCATCCGTATTGTAACACTTATATTTCTCTTCTCTTACCTTCAGTTCAACAGAATCAGTCAGAGACTTAGGTGCTCTAAACTGCCAAGTCCTGACTGGAAATAAAGGTAACTCTTCTACCTTCTGTTTCATTTTTTAAATGCACCTACTCTCATTAGCACATACATTATTATTACTGTCCAGAAAATTACATACCACATTATTTGTACTCACACCTCATCATTAACTCTGTCATGAATGCGACTAGATTCACTTCCTGATCTACCACAAAGGAAGACTTATACTGATACTCAGAAATAATCAGTACTGCTTCTGGGATAGATTTAGGATCAAAATAGTTATAAAGATTATCATATATCTTTCTCATGATAACCTGTGGTTCGTTGTCCATATTCTGAGCAACCCACTTCTTCATATTCGTAAACTCTTTGTTACGAAGATGTCCTACTACCTTCTCAATACTAAATTCATTACCTGACGATAATATACCAGCATCTATCACACCTGTTGCAGAGTATCTTTGCAACTCATTAAGAGTACGTCTGAAGTCAGGGAAGTATTTCATTACTACTTCTGCTACGACCTTCTCTTCATACTTAACCATCTCCATCTCAAGTATTACCTTGACCCTATGGAAGAATGCTTCTGCTAATTCTTTCTTATCCTGACCCTTTACATTAAAATCTACTACTGAGCACCTACTATGCAGTGGTGTTATGATTTTGTTTTTATAATTACAAGTAAAGATGAACCTGCAGTTCTTTTGAAACTCTTCAATCGACGCTCGTAAAAGTAATTGTACGTCTGGTGTTGTATTGTCTGCCTCATCCACAATAATAACCTTGTGGTTGGAATCAGAAGTGAGAGAAACAGTACTAGCAAAGGTCTTTGCCTGATTGCGTATAGTGTCCAAGAATCTACCTTCATCCGATCCATTAATGACATATGAATCTACTCCTAACTGATCACATAATGCTTTTGCTACCGTCGTTTTACCTATACCAGCACCTCCAGAGAGAAGTAGATTAGGAATCGCTCCCTGCTCTACAAATCCCTGAAAGATCTTCTTAGTTTCCTCTGGGAGAATACAATCCTCTATTGATTGAGGACGGTACTTCTCAACCCATAGGAATAGTTTATCACTCATAATTTAGTTTGGCTCTAGTGCCACGAAGTAGTTTAGTGCAGACTGTGATAGCGATGAGAAGTTAGCAATACTCTTTGTGCTAACAGTTACATGATAGGAACCAGGAATTAATTTCAAGTTCTCTACCTTGAAACAATAACAGAAGTTACGTCTCTCTGGTGTCATTGCACCAGGATTCTCAAAGGTCACCTTCTTCATTGGTAATGAGAAGACATTACTCGTTTGATTCTTCTTATCCTTTACGCAAATGCTATACTCTCCTTCGTAACCATATAGACATAGATCCTCAACCCCATAAACTTTAGCTGCTTGTAACAACTGATCAAGATCCTGCATAGGAAGATCAAAATGAAACTCCTTACCAGGAATATTGATATCAAAATCAGGTGGAGTGACTATGACATCAGGATCACTGTAATAATATGTAGTCTTACCCTTTGTGTCCTCATCATATATGATAACTTTCTTATCATCAGGGTAGTACAACCATGGTTTCTTGAATAGAGACAGTGCACCTAAGAATAATGGTAGGTCATAGATGGACATCTTGCGAGGGATTAACTCCGCACAATCTGACATCGCAATAATATTCTTATTGACTGACATCGTTGAAAGAAACTTACCCTCTTCAATAACAATAGACTTATTGATAGTACTAAAATTCCTTAAAAGATCTACAGTCTTCTTAGATAATTGTATATTGGTTGTAAAATCCTTACTCTCTCCTTGAGTAGAAGGTGTTCTTGTCTGTATCTCTGTTGGAAAACTGCTAGTCATAATCTATAAACTCTGCTGGTGTTGGGGGTTGCTCTGGTTTGTCATCAGGATACGACGTACCTGAGAAATAATATAATAGTATAGCATAGTGAATGATTTTTAACACGTCACTCTTATGCTGACTTTTCTTTTTGTATCGAGACGCATATTTAATAATGTTGGACTGACAGAAGTGCTCTGCTGATCCTATCGCCTCAAGGAGATCCAGTGTTTGGACCCCCTTCTCTTCGTTTGAGTAATGCGATCTATAGGTAGAGGAGATATAATCCTGTACTACCTTGATCGTATCGTCTTCTCTGTATTTCATACAGTTAGTATATCAGTTGGCTAGAATGTTGTCAAGGTTCTCGATGTCAACCTCGTTATCAATCTTATCATACAATTCTAAGAATGATTGTTTTGTTTCGTCATCGAAACGATTCAAGCATACCTTGATCGCCTTAACCCTATCAGAGAATATAGCATATGCTCTGATAATATGCACCAATCTACGTGTTGAGATGACCTCATCCACTCCACCATCTTTGAAAGTTTTACGGATGATCTCTGCCCAGTTGGTAAGGTTAGCAATGTACTTATCATCACAGCAATCCAACTCTTTACAATAGTTGTTAAGCATTCTGATCTCTGTCTTAGCAGGTGGATACTCTTGCTCAAATGTTAAGGGGAATCTCTCTAGGAATGCTTCATTCAATACATTAGTACCAATGAATCTACCGTCCTCAGATCCTTTACCCTTAGTGTTGGCAGTTGCTACCACTGTGAATCCTTGTTTAGGTTGGACATAGCGTCCAATCTTCTTTAGAAACACACCCTTGCCTTCAAGTATTGATTGTAAGCAGAGAATCTTATTGGAAGCAAGGTCGATCTCGTCAAGTAATAGTACTGACCCACGCTCAAGTGCCTCAATGACAGGTCCGTTATGCCAAACTGTAGACCCATCCACAAGCCTAAACCCACCAATAAGATCGTCTTCATCAGTTTCAATAGTAATGTTTACACGAATTAGGTCACGTTTTGCTTGAGCACATGCTTGCTCTACACCGAAGGTCTTACCGTTACCTGATAGACCAGTGATGAATATAGGATAGAATATGTTTGATGATATAACCTTCTTTAGGTCAGTGAAGGTACCAAATGGAACGAAGTGTGCATCCTTATCAGGCACTAGGTTAGCAGGTATCTCTGGTGTTTCAAAAGTTCTTTCCAATTGCTTCTTAGCTTCTTCTACTGTAAGATCCCATACACCTCGCTTGACTTTAAATTCATTAAGGTATTTTGTTACTGTCTGATAGGTCACGTTAAAATGATCTACTGCTTTCAATAGTTGCTCGGTCTTTACTTGAGTACCGAATTCTCCTACTAGATAATCTCTTAAGTCTTTAGTAGTCACAGGGCATAATGCTGGCATTTGTTTCGTTTGATTTGTATACTATTATTATAGTCCAAGATCAAGCGGTTGTGTAGGTAACCAGGACGGTTTGTTGATTGGCACACGGTTATAATTTTCTAGTATCCATGGCTTAGTTGCGAGGTACATCCTGTATGCAGTGATAGTATCTATACGATTATCGTACTTTAATACATCTGGCATTGCTCTAACGAATGGAGTATGATTTTCAGGACATCCGTTATGCATTTGTGTCAGTGCTGCTAGTCTAATACTTCTCTCACATGCATGTTTCTTACCATAACGTGATGTATATTCATTACATAATGATATACCATGCTGAAATAACCACTGTAAATTATCAGCAGACTCTGCTGCCCACTTAGTGCATGGATGATTTCTGAATGCACCCTTCTCTAC